TGCCGATGACGGACGCGCTCAACGCGCAGATCACGCACGAGGTTATCGAGGTCGACCCGGCCGTCACGACGAAGGAGAAGTCGGACTTTACGGCGATCGCCGCCGTCGGCTGGTCGCGTGCCGCCGGCCGTTGCATCCTCTACGAGTCGCGCGCGATCAAGGCGGGCCCCGACGATATCCGCCTCGCGGTCCTCCGCTTCGTCGAGCGCGCGATCGACCGCGGCCACGCCGTTATCGTGCGCGTCGAGGCGAATCAGGGCGGGGACTTGTGGAAGCGCATCCTGCACCACATGCCGGTCAAGGTAATCACGCACCCCGCGGGCACAGCCTCGAAGCAAGTCCGCGCAGCCGACGCCCTCGACCACTACAACCGGAAGCGCGTCGAGCACGCGCCCGGCAACCGCGAGGCCGAAGGGCAGATGGTCGCGTTTCCGAAGGCGCCCCACGATGACCTCGTCGACGCCGTCGGCGCCGGCGTGCGTTACTTCCTCTCCCGAGATAAGAAGAAGAGGACCGGCGTCGGATCGTCCTCCGTGCCCTACGCCTGAGATAGGGGTTGCACTCTCGGCCAATAGGTGAGAGAGTAGAGGCATGAACACGAACAAAGGCCGCGGAATCGCCGGCGCTATCTCCGTCCTCGCCGTCGCCGGCATCATCGGCGGCGCCGCGCTCATCGGCTCGAACATGGCGGCCGCCGAGCCGACGCCCTCGCCGACCTCGACCTTCGACCCCGCCGCCTTCTCCGAGTTCCGCGAGACGGTCGACGCGGCGATCGCCGAGGCCGAGCGCGTGGCAGCCGAGGCCGCCGCAGCGGAAGCGGCCCGCGTCGAGGCGGAGCGAGTGGCAGCGGAAGCCGCCGCCGCCGAGGCTGCACGAGTCGAGGCGGAGCGCGTGGCAGCCGAGCAGGCGGCCGCGGAGCAGGCAGCGCGCGACGAGCAGGCACGGCAGCAGCAGCAACAGCAGCAGCAGCAGCAGCAGCAGGCCCCGGCCGCGCCGCAGGCGCCCGCCGCTCCCGCGCAGCCCGGCGGCGATCAGCAGGCCGGCGAGTGCCGCGAGTACAACGACGCGAACGAATGCACGGCGTGGTACACGCCCTAATCTGAGATCTCGCCGCGGCCGTGGGGACGGCACGCGACGGACCGCTCGTCGTGGGAACGAGCAGCCCCTGGGGAGGGATCGACGCCCCGCTTCCGATCGCGACGGAGGCGGGGCGGCGTGCTATTGTGCCGGGCGTCGGCTATCCTTCGAGGCATGGCCGACGCTCCCGAAGATCTCGCAGATATCCGCCGCGACCTCGAGCGCGCGCTCGGACTCATCGCGAAGAAGGCTCCCGACTACGAGCTCGCCCGCGAGTTCTACGACGGCACGCGCGCCGAGCAGGCGTCGAGTAAGGCCGCCGAGACGATCATCCGGCAGGCGAAAGACACCCCGCTATCCTTCGCCCATATCCCCGTTGACGTCATCGCCGACAAGGTCGAACTCGCCTCGATCATCGGCACGGGCAGCGCAGCGAAGAAGGCCCTCGAGACGTGGGCCGACGCGAACGATCTCGACGACGAGTCGATCGACTGGATTCGCAAGGCGTGCATGTTCGGCGATTACTACGTGGTGACCGACCCGACGGGCCTCGACGTCGACGGCTCGTTCACGGTCGAGGATATCGACTCCGTCGGCCTGTCGCCCCTCTCGACGGTCCGCGTCTACGACAAGAAGACGGGGCGCCGCGCGCTCTACGGCGTCCACGTCTGGGATGCCGGCTCGAAGGATGAGCCGATCACGAAGGCGATCCTGTATTACGACGACGCCTCGGTCAAGGTTTACGCCGACGGCGCGAACGCCTCGGATGCCGACGAGTTCGAGCTCGACTATCCGGCAGACGGCGAGCCGGAAGACGCCTACCTGGAACACGACGGCGGCCGGATGCTTCTCGCCCACCTCGCGATCGGCGGCAAGCCGTACGGCGTGCCCGTGCATCGGAAGGCCTACGGCCCGCAGGATGCAATCACGAAGATCAGCGCGAACAACCTCGTGAACGTCGAGGCGCAGGGGCTCCCCTCGCGCTGGGCGCTCGTCGATCCGAACGCCGAGATCGATGACGATATCGACGACGACTTCGGGACGGACGGGCCGACGACGACGCCCGACAAGTCCGACGGCCGGCGCGACGCGACGACGGGCCGGCGGACGCGCGTCGTCCCCGGCGCGGTCGAGTACCTTCGCGGCGTGAAGGAGACGGGCACGTACGAGGCCGCGACCTCCGACCCCTTCCTCGCGAACATGGACTGGTACGTCCGCGCTATGGCCGTCGCGTGCGGCGTGGCGCTCTTCGAGTTCGACCTCAACGGCGAGCAGCCGAGCGGCGAAGCGCGCCGGCGTGCCGAGGGCCGATCGAACCGGGCGGCCGCGCGGATCAAGCGACAGGCGACCGGCTTCTTCCGCGAGATCGCCGATACCGTGCTCGGCGTGCTCGGCATCGCCGCCGACGTGCAGATCGCGTTCAACCCCTCCGAGACGAGCACGGACAAAGAGGGCCTGGAACTCGTCGCGCTCAAGGTCAAGGCGGGCGTGCCCGTGCGGACGGCGCTTCTCGAAGCCGGCTACACAGACACGCAGGTGTCGACGTGGTATCCCGACGGCGCGCCGGCGATCTCGCCGGATCTCGTGACCGTCCTCGCGACGGCGCTCGCAGCCCTCGGCAACGCGCAGACGCTCGGCGCGATCGACGCGGCCGGCATCGCCGCGATGATCCCCGAAGTCTTCCGCTACGTCGAAACGGTCGCGAGCGAAGGCGCCCTGCCCGACGACGTCGTCACGCAGCCTCGGACGGCCGCGATCGTCACGAGGCGAGCGGCGTAACAAGTGAGCGCCGAGCAGCAGCTGGCGCGGCTCGAGCGGCAGATCCTCGGCGTCGCGCGCGTCTCGCGCTTCCTCGAGACGGTCGATCTTCTCCGGCGGATGCTCGCGCAAGAGTCGCCGGAGATCCGGGCGCGCGTCCTTACCCTCGTCGCGCCGGCGATCGGACGGGATCTCGCGGCCGCCGTCGGCGCAGCATGGAACCTCGGAGTACTCGACGCCGAGAAGGTGATCGGCGAGGGGCCCGTGAAGGGCATCCCCGGCACGCCGCCGAGCTCACTCGTCGCGGCCGCGCGCGCATCGGAGAAGGCGATCGCCGCCGAACTCGCGAAGGCCCGGAAGCTCGCCCGCGCCGGCGCTGACGTCGCGACCGTGCTCGCGCCCGTGTTCAACGCCTCGAACATCATGCAGCGCGACGTGACGACGCTCGTCAATCACGCCGGCAACAAGGGGACGGCAGCCGTCGCCGATGCCGTCGGCCTCTCGATGGTATGGGTGGCCGAGACGAACGCCTGCGTGGAATGCCTCGCGTACTCCGGTCGGATCTCGAAGCCGGGGAAGCCGTTCCCCGGCGGCCTCACGTATGGCGCGAAGTCCTATCATCCAGACCCGGTCGACGTTCCGCCGCGGCACCCGAGATGCCGATGCACGATCGAGCCTCTCGTCTCGCGGGAGTACGCCGACGCCCTCCGCCGCGAGGCGGATCGCTCCGTGCTCCGTGGCTTCTCTCTCGAGTCCGAGCCGATGCGCGTCCGCGTCGACGCAGCCGAGCGCCTTCTTGATCGCGGCGTGGTCGCGCCGAAGAGCGTCAAGGCGTACGCCGCGCGCGCGATCAAGGCGGGCGAGTTCGGCACGCGCGGCCGGCCCTAATGGTAGAGTGCCGCTCATGAGCCCCGAAGCCAATCAGTCCGCCGACGTCGACGAGCGTCGAGAAGCCGCGATCGCGGACCCCGACATTCCGACCGGCTACGATCCCGAAGCGATCGCCGAACTCATGCGCGCGAACGGCGTCGACGAGACGCGGATCGCGACCGTCGAGCGCCCCGACGGCTTCCTCGTCGCCCTTCGCGACGGGGCCGTCGTCGAGATCGGAGAGTAGGCCCGTGGCTGAGTATCCGGGCGCAGCGCGCGCCGCAGTCTCCCCGAACCGCTCGCCCCGCCAGGGGCGCGTCCAGCTTTTCATCGTGCATCACTACGCCGGGACGCAAGAGCCGGAATCGGCATGGCGGCGATTCAACGCGCCGAACGATCGCAGCGTCTCGCCGAACTATCAGGTGAACGCCGACGGCTCCGTTTTCGAGGTTGTGCCGCCCGATCGCTTCCGCGCATGGACGACGGGCGCGATCGACCACCAGGCCGTCACGTGCGAGACGCAGAACGCGAGCGGCGCGCCGGCATGGTCGATCACTCGCGAGTCACACGAGGCGATCGCGCATCTCATCGCGTGGGCCTCGCAGCGCTACGGCTTCCCCATTCAGCGCGGCGCCGTCGCCGACGGGAACCGCGTCACGCGGCCCGGCGTCGTCGGGCATCGTGAAACGCCGGCAGGCCGGCAGACGTCCACGGCGTGCCCCGGCCCGTCAATGGATCTCGACTGGCTCGTCAAGCGGGCGAACGAGATCGTGGCCGGCATCCCCGCCGGCGGCGAAGAGATCATCGAAGAGAAAGAGACAGACGCGATGAAGATCATCGGAAACGGGCAGGGCTCGCAGAAGTTCGCCGACGAGTTCGGGGCCGACGATATCGGCCAGTACTTCTTCGTCCCGAACGGCGTCGACGGGAACCCGTCGTGGGTCGACAACATCCACGCCTCGTGGCTTCTCGCCGGCGAGCCGGTACAGGGCGACGGCTGGGCGATGGAACTCGCCCGGCACCAGGCGAACGCGCGCTGGGATCAGAAGCGCGGGCAGATCGTCGGCGACGTCGTCGCCTCGCTCAAGCCCCTCTTCGCCGAGATCGCCTCGGCCGTCGCCGGGATCGACCCCG